TTGCTATCAGAGACCTTCAAGGTAATAGAAAGAAAGCCTTCTTTCTTCACCATCTCGTGGTACTCAGTCATTACAAGATCAATGAACCAATAAGCTTGTGCTTTACCGGCGAAGTATTTAACGCCGTCGGTGTAACAAGAACCAGTAAGCGGGTGAACGTAATAGTGTTCAGTACCGTAGAACTGCGATAGGTCTATCGACATTTGAATCTCCTTCATGGGAATATCGAGTCGTGAGTGAGCCGCCGGTAAACCGGCTGTCCCTGATTTGGGGTTTCAACCCCAAACCAAGGACGGTGTTGCTGTTGCTTACGCTGTCACCGGCGCTGCTGGCACGGTGATGCGTATTGGCTTTGTCAGCCGTTCGCGGACGCGGTCGACGAGCAAGGCTGTGCCTTCAGCCATTGCGGTTGCATCGGCGGCACCGTCAATCAGTGCCAACGCCTCAAGCAAAAAGATCTGCGTGCTGATCTCACGCACTCCAGATCCCGGTAAGTCGCGACCACCTAGTGCGGCAGCACGTCCGCGCTGCGCCATTGTTGCGGGACGCATATCGCGCTCAGCAATAGCAGCCGTGATCAGCGCCGAAGCCTCAGAACGTGTCTGAGGAACAATGGATATCCCCAACGCAGCCAAACGATCAATCTGCGGTTGAGTCGGTAACACAGCAGCTATAGCAGTAGTCATAACAGCCTCCTAGAAGGAAAAAAACGAAGAAAGGAACAACGAAGGAGAGGAAGAAAAAAAGCCGTTCCCCCTCGCAAGAGGGGGGAACGGCATAAAAGGGTTACCTGTACTGTTACTTGCTCAAGTCGTAGCAAGTACCAACAAATGCACCAGCCACACTCGTAATCAACCCCGTAACTGCAAACAACTGAAACCAAATCAAATCAATTACCTTGTTGTCTACCAATACAGCCGCGTACAGCATTGCAGCCAACGATACTGCCGAAGCAATCACGAATATTTGGGTCAGCTTTTTCATAGTCAGCTCCTGTTTTGTTAATGAATACAAGGGGATATGCCCACGGGGGTTCGCCGCTATAAAAAAGAGACTTGACCCCTCGACAGAGGGGGTCAAGTCGTAAGAATTGAAACGTTGTGCGCTTATTTGTGTACAAGTACGGCAAACACCGCACTGTTACTGGCAATACTACGGAGTGGCAATCCGTAAGACGGGGGGGGTGTCTACCCCTACCCAGTGGACGCTGCCACGGTAGGTCGGGGGCATGAGGACTCCAATGCTATCCCCACCTCAAACGGAGGTCTTTTTTTTATTTTTTATGGGGTATTGGGATGGGCAGAGTGGAGTTAGAGCGGATGTTGAGGGAGTATGAGCCGTTGAGGGGTGTTGAGGTAGTGCATGAGAGTGTGACGAGGGCGTTGATAGCGCCGCAGGAGGTGACGTTGCGGGGTGTGGTGTATATCTGTGGGGAGGCGATGATGTATGAAGCGCCTTTAAATTTGCGTCATTTTTCGGATCGGCGGGATGTAGAGCGGTTGATACGGGGGTTATTTGAGTCATTTGAGTTAGCTGGTCATCGAGGGACGATGCAATAGCGAGCCAAGCGGTGTGTGGTTTAACTGCCGCAGCAACGGCTGGGGTCTCCTTCAGGATTTCTCATGCTCTGGTGACGTTGTCACCTACCCCGGTGGGTGTGAAACCGGGGGGTAGATATTTACGAGGTTAATAGAGGTGTTATATGGCGGCGAGGATCAGGAAGCATCACCAAGACGAGGTGAGGGCTAAGATACAGGCGAGTACGTTGATTAATCGATTGATGGCTCACATTGATGGGAAGGCTCAGTTAGCGCCGACGCAGATTACGTCTATCAAGATATTGTTGGACAAGTCTTTGCCGAACCTGAGTGACATCAAGATGGAGCATACGAGTCAGGGTATTACGTTTAACTTGAATGTTACTGGGGACAAGTGAGCGCTGTATTAGAGCGTCAGGAGACGGTGACGTACAACCCGCCGGGGGAGCAGGCTAGGCGTTTTCATGGGTCGAATGCGTTTGTGCGTGGGTTATTGGGGCCGGTGGGTTCTGGCAAGTCTTCGTCGTGTTGTGTGGAGATTATGGCTAGGGCGTTAAAGCAGGCGCCGCATGCGGATGGGGTAAGGCGTAGTCGTTGGGCGGTGATCAGGAATACGTACCCGGAGTTAAAGTCTACGACGATCAAGACGTGGGAGACGTGGTTTCCGAGCAATGTAGCGCCGATACGTTGGGACACGCCGATCACGTCGATTGTTCAGATTATGGACATTGGTGATGGTACGTCGTTGGAGTTAGAGGTTTTATTTTTAGCGTTGGACAAGCCGACTGAGACGGGGAAGTTAAGGTCGCTTGAATTGACGGGGGCGTGGATCAATGAAGCTTCTGAGATTCCTAAAGAGATTTTTGACATGGTCACGCAGCGGGTCGGGCGTTACCCATCAAGTCTCCGTGGGGGACCAAGTTGGAGTGGTGTCATCCTTGACACCAACCCTCCCGACGACGACCACTGGTACTACCGAATTGCCGAAGAAGACACCCCAGACGGATGGGAGTTCTTCCGACAGCCCGGAGCGCTCTACCGAGAAGGTGGAGACTACAAAGCCAACCCGGAAGCGGAGAATGTAGACAACCTGCCAAATGGGTACCAGTACTACTTCAATCAGTTGGGTGGCAAGGATGACACTTGGATTAATGTTTTTCTGCTTGGGAATTATGGAAGCACGGCGGATGGCAAGCCGGTATACCCGGAGTTTAATGACAAGGTGCATGTATCGCCCAAGCCTTTAGAGGCGATGCGTGGGTTACCGATTGTATTGGGTTGGGACTTTGGGCTGACGCCAGCGTGTGTGATTATGCAGCAGACCCCAAGGGGTCAGGTTTTGGTGTTAAAGGAGATTGTGTCGGAGGACATGGGGATACGGCAGTTTGCCAACGACATTGTCAAGCCGGTATTGATTAATGAGTTTGGTGGATTTCCTCGGATATCGACGGCTGACCCGTCGGGTCAGATACGTGCGCAGACGGATGAGCGGACGTGTTTGCAGGAGTTATTGGAGTCTGGGATTCCGACGGAGCCAGCGCCTACCAATGATTGGATTCCACGGCGTGAGTCGGTGGCATTTTTCTTAACCCGGATGGCGGATGGTAATCCGGGTTTTTTACTTGATCCGTCGTGTACTAACTTGCGCAAGGGTTTCAATGGCAGGTACAAGTACGAGCGGTTAAAAACGAGTGGTCCTGCGCGGTACCGAGATCGTCCGGTAAAGGACATCTCATCTCACATTCAAGATGCGTTGCAGTATGCCTGTTTGCGTATTCGGAATGGATTAACGGGTACGCGGGTACGGGCGATTAAAACGAATTCGAGTAAGGGTTGGACATGAGCATATCGATTGCTAAGCCACCGGTAGAGGTGGAAGTGATGGCAGTCATGCCAGAAGACGAAGCCCTCGAATTGGCGGAGATTGCGCTGGCAAAACATATTCGGGATTGCTGGAACAAAGCGAAATTTGCCAAGCAGGAAATTACGGAACGGCTATTGAAGTGTGAGCGTCAGCGGCGTGGGGTGTATGACCCGGACAAGGCGATGGACATTGCCAAGACGGGCGGGTCGGACATTTACATGAGGCTAACGGACATTAAGTGTCGGGCGGCACAGTCGTGGATTAAGGACGTGATGCAGAACATGAGCGACCGTCCGTTTGCGTTGGAGCCGTCTGAAGAGCCTGATTTGCCCCCAGAGATCAAGATGGGGATCATTGACATGGTGCGCAAAGAAGCGGAAGCCTTTGTGCAAACTGGGCAACAGATTCACCCAGAGGCGTTTAGAACGCGCATGGAAGTGGTGCATGAGCAAATACGCCTGAAGGTAAAAGAAGAAGCCAGAGATGCGGCAAGGCGGATGGAAGACAAGATTGAAGACCAGCTAAGTCAAGGGCGCTTCCATGAGGCGTTTGTGGACTTTGTGGATGACTTTGTCACCTACCCTACTGCCATCATGAAGGGTCCAAGTGTCAGGCGGCGCAAGCAAATCAAATGGGGTCCTGAGTTCTTGCCGATTGTAACGACTGAATTTGTCCGTGAGTTTGAGCGGGTGTCTCCATTTGACATCTACCCTTCCCCCAATTCTGGCAACCCAAATGATGGGTATTTGATCCAGCGACATAAATTGAGTCGCAGCGAGTTGCAGTCACTTCGCGGTGTGCCGGGATATTCTGACGAGAACATTGATCAGGTGTTGGTGCGGTTTGGGGACAAGGGTATACGGGAATGGATGTCTGGCGACCAAGAGCGGGACAACTTGGAGGGCAAGCCGCACTCACGGTTGTACAACGATGGATTGATAGAGGCTTTGGAGTTCTGGGGTTCGGCACAAGGTGAGACGCTCATTGAGTGGGGAATGAGCAAGAAGGACATTGAGGAAGAAAAGGAGTACGAGATCAATGCGTGGATGATTGGTCCGTTTGTTATCAAGGCGGTAATCAACCCTGACCCGTTGGGCAAGCGTCCTTTTGAGATTGCTTCGTGGGGCGACATTCCCGGTTCGTTTTGGGGTACGGCGTTGCCGGAGCAGATGCGGGATACGCAAAACATGTGTAATGCGGCGGCGCGGTCGTTGGCAAACAACATGGCGATTGCATCGGGACCACAGGTTGAGGTGACGGTTGACCGCTTGCCTGATGGCGAGGATGTGACCTCGATGTACCCGTGGAAGCTGTGGCAAACCACTTCAGACCGGACAGGTGGTGGTCAGCCAGCGATCCGGTTCTTCCAGCCGGGGATGAACGCGGATGTGCTTTTGGGCGTGTATCAATCGTTCATGAAACAAGCGGATGAGGTCACAGGGATTCCGAACTATGTCTATGGTTCTGGGAATACTGGGGGCGGTGCTGGGCGCACGGCGTCGGGTTTGTCGATGTTGATGGACAACGCTGCCAAAGGGATCAAGCAAGCGATTGCCACGATTGACAAGACGATTTCTGGCATCGTGTCTCGTTTGTATATTCACAACATGATGTATGACCCGGACAAATTCACCAAGGGTGACTTTAAGGTAGTTGCCAAGGGTGCAACCGGATTCTTGGCGCGTGAGCAGCTTCAGCTGCGTCGCAATGAATTCTTGACGGCAACGGGCAATCAGTTGGATATGCAGATCATTGGAATGGAAGGTCGGGCGTATTTGTTGCGTGAGGTAGCAAGAAGTCTTCAGATGGATACTGACAAGTTGGTACCGGACGCTGAAGTATTGAAGTTCCGTCAGGAACAAGCAATGGCGATGCAACAGGCGATTGCAGCAAATCAGCAAGCAATGGCAAGTGGTCAACTACCTGCCCCGCAGCAATTGGATGTGGCTGGCAATCCTGCTGGCGGCACTGATGTCAATACGATGAATGGAGTCATGCAATGAAATCAAAAGTTATGCCGCAAGGCTATAAAAATGGTGGCAAGGCAAAACCATTTGGCGGGAAAGATAATCGGATGGAAGAGATGGCTGAGGCCAAGCAAGTACGCTCTGGCAAGATTTCTCCAGCGCAATACAAAGCCAAAGAAATGGCAGAGGCTAGAAGCGAGGGTTCTCATTCAAGCCCAAAGAAACTAATGTCAACAGGAAAAAGTTTAGCTAGCGGCAAGATGTCTGCGGCGCAATATGCCAACGCAGCCCCCATGAAAGATGGCGGATACGTATGTGGTATGCGATCTAGACAAGATTATGGGAAGTAATCTGTGTTAGTTAAACCAGATCAAAGAGTATTGTCTGCTCTTTCAGCGCTAGAGCATGACAGAGATTTTCAAGTGGTGTTGATGTGGCTGACAACGTCTTTAGACGAATTGCGTCGTGCCAATGATTCAACCAAAGACGAGGTGCTGACTCGTTGGAATCAGGGTGCTGCTCAAACATTGACATCGCTTATCGAAACAACAAAGAAGTCACGGGACGTATTAGCCCGTAATAAGTAATTCCCCCTTCGGGGGTTTAGCGAGTTGTACCGCTTCTTGTACAACAAAACCAAAGCACCGCTTCGATTAGTCGATACACCCGACAGGCATCGGCACGTCTTAGCGATATGTGGACGGAGTATTTATGTCATTACCACGCGCCGTTATTGCGGCAGAAGAGCGGGCAGAACAAGCCCTTCAACAACTCAAGGCTTCAAGAGAAGTCGCACAGTCAGACGTTGAGCTTTTAGAGCAGCCAGCAAATGAG